GGCTGCTTTTAAGCAAGACATTGGTGATTGGAATACAAGCAACGTTACTAATATGAGTTATATGTTTAATGAGGCGGCAGTTTTTAACCAAGACATTAGTGGTTGGAATACAAGCAACGTTACCGATATGAATAATATGTTTAATGGGGCGGCAGTTTTTAACCAAGACATTGGATTATGGCAAAGAACAACCATTGGTAATACGTCTACCACTAGCAATGTTATTAATATGAGTAACATGTTTAATGGTGCGACTGATTTCAACCAACCCATTGGTGGTTGGGTTACAAACAAAGTTACTGATATGAATAATATGTTTAGTGGTGCGGCTGTTTTCAACCAAGACATTGGATTATGGGAAAGACCAACCGTGGGTAATATGTCTACCATTGGCAATGTTATTAATATGAGTAACATGTTTAATGGCGCGGCTGCTTTTAACCAAGACATTAGTGGTTGGAATACAAGCATTGTTACTGATATGAGTTATATGTTTAATGGGGCGACTGTTTTTAACCAAACCATTGGATTATGGCAAAGAACAACCATTGGTAATACGTCTACCACTAGCAATGTTATTAATATGAGTAACATGTTTAATGGCGCGGCTGCTTTTAACCAAACCATTGGTGGTTGGGTTACAAACAAAGTTACTAATATGAGTTATATGTTTTATGGGGCGACTGCTTTTAACCAAGACATTGGATTATGGCAAAGACCAACCGTGGGTAATATGTCTACCATTGGCAATGTTACTAATATGGATAATATGTTTAATGGTGCGGCTGTTTTCAACAAAGACATTGGTGATTGGGAAACAAACAAAGTTACTAATATGACTAGTATGTTTTATGGTGCGGCTGCTTTTAACCAAGACATTAGTGATTGGAATACAGACAGTGTTACTATGGATAATATGTTTGGTGGTTCTGGTCTGGCAATAGCACCTTATAACATTCCTACCACACCCATCGCCGCACAATGGTCGACGTACAACTGGCCACTTGTCCTTACAAATGAAGGAGTTTCTGTAACCGGATCTATTAAATGGGCTGTAGACCAATGGATTTCAAATTCCGCGACTTTTTCTCCTGACGGGGATAATAAATTATATGGTGAGATTGGGCAGTGGCGCACACGCAAGGTCACTGATATGAGCGAATTGTTTTCTGTATATTCGAATTCTCAAAGTTCTACTTTTAACCAAGACATTGGTGATTGGGATACAAGCAGTGTTGAAGATATGAGTAATATGTTTAATGGTGCGGCTGTTTTCAACAAACCCATTGGTGGTTGGGATACAAGCAGTGTTACTAATATGGGTTTTATGTTTAATGGTGCGGCTGTTTTCAACAAACCCATTGGTGGTTGGAATACAGGCAGTGTTACTAATATGGTGCAGATGTTTACTAGTGCGGCTGCTTTCAACAAACCCATTAGTTGGGATACAAGCAGTGTTACTAATATGAATGGTATGTTTTATGGTGCGACTGCTTTTAACCAAGACATTGGTGATTGGAATACAAGCAACGTTACTAATATGAGTTATATGTTTAATGGGGCGGCAGTTTTTAACCAAGACATTGGATTATGGCAAAGAACAACCATTGGTAATACGTCTACCACTAGCAATGTTATTAATATGAATAATATGTTTTATGGGGCGGCTGCTTTTAACCAAGACATTAGTGGTTGGAATACAAGCAACGTTACTGATATGAATAATATGTTTAATGGGGCGGCAGTTTTTAACCAAGACATTGGATTATGGCAAAGAACAACCATTGGTAATACGTCTACCACTAGCAATGTTATTAATATGAGTAACATGTTTAATGGCGCGGCTGCTTTTAACCAAGACATTGGTGGTTGGGTTACAAACAAAGTTACTAATATGACTAGTATGTTTAAGGGGGCGACTGTTTTTAACCAAACCATTGGATTATGGCAAAGAACAACCATTGGTAATACGTCTACCACTAGCAATGTTACTAATATGAGTAACATGTTTAATGGTGCGACTAAATTCAAAGAATACATTGGTAACTGGAACGTGAACAAGGTTACCGGTATGAACGGTATGTTTACTGGATCTGGAATTGATACTGAATACAATACTATTCATAGCGATACTTTTAATCCCACCACAGTAGATACATATTATACTTACTGGTATAGGTACAATTCGGGGCAAAAGATAACACGAATTTCAATAGATTTACAAATACTTAACTATGTTTTAAAAAATTGGGGTGCCATGGTGAATGATAATACAACATTAGGAAGTTTAATACCACCAGAACCAGAGCCGGAGCCGGAGCCTGAACCAGAGCCGGAGCCTGAACCAGAGCCGGAGCCGGAGACAGGTCTATAATAATGATCCCATAAACATTAGACAATAAAATACGAGAAAAAACATAGTCCCATTATGAAAACTTGGAAACCAACATTTAGAAATTTAACAGAAAATATTTTTCATTAAAATATTTTCTACTAGCAATATTTTGCATATGTACAAATTCTTCAGTTTGACAAATTAAATCACAATATTTCATTGAATAGGCATGACGAGTCATGTAATTTTTGTTGTCGAGTATTATAGCAGTTTCTACACAAAGAACAATAATTTGTTGTACCAACTAACAGTTGTTCGGTTTCATCGCTCAGCCGGTATGTAAATAATCCATCGGACTTTTTACAATCATTGCATAAGGCCTTGATTTTAACAATATCGTCGCACAGTGGTATGATATCTAATAAAGAACCAAATTTCTTTCGTTTGTAATCACCGTCCAATCCACACACATATACCTTTTTATTTTTCATGTTTACTAACCAATCTACCCATTCATAAAGATCATTGAAAAACTGCCCCTCGTTAATAAAATATACATCATAATCTGTATTTCCAAATAATAAAGATTCTTTATTAAATATTTGCCCTAGTTTATTAACACTATAATCATTTAAAATTTCCGATTGATTATGTGTTTTTGTTTTTTTGGTACCAGAATCATATCGGTCGTCATACATGTGATTAATAAAACAACACTGTATACCACACGCATTATGCCTATTGTATTCTTTAATAAGTTCAGTTGTTTTACCGGCAAACATTGATCCTAATATTATTTTAAGATACCCCATTTTATATTTAATAATAATTTTAACTCTAAATTATTATTCAATTTATAGGATAGTAATGTTTTATTTTCTCCTAGTTCTTCTCCTAGTTTTTCTCCTAGTTTTTCTCCTAGTTTTTCTCCTAGTTTTTCTCATAGTTCTTCTCCTAGTTCTTCTCCTAGTTCTTCTTCTAGTTCGTCTTCTAGTTCGTCTTCCACCTTTTCCCGGATGTTTACTTGAATAGGTTTTTCGACTTCTAGATTTTCTTAATAAAGTAGCGGGATCATATGTTTCTTTAGTTGCTATATGTATTATGGGATAATTTGACGCATTCTTTATTATTGTTTTCTTTGCTAATTTTGAATAGTCCCCTCCTCGTCGGGATCTTTTGGGGGATCTTTTGGGGGATCGTTTATTTAATTTTCTCGTTTTGTTTTTATAAACTTTTTTCAAAAAGTTTGTGCCACCTTTTAGTACAAAACCCTGAGCGTCACCGTGAAATTTATCGGCATCATATCTTGCTTGAGAATATTTACGCATTACTCCTATACTATGTTCTTGGGGATCTACCTCTATATGATGTTTTGTTCGGGGACCCAACTTAAGTTCAAGTTTCATCCCTTCTCTTACATCTTGCATTAAATCAAGACAATCTTGATAGGTCATATCTCCAATAGCACTTCCTTCCACAAATTTTCTTGTATTTCCCGTTCTTGCGTACTCTCTCATTCGACTACCCGAAATTTCTACCGCATCTCGAGGTTGTGGATCCTGTATTAAATTTTCGTCACTCAATGAACGTTCTAATCTTCGCAATGTCGGTGCATTAAATTTCTTTTTATTTTCATTCTTAATCTTATATGAAATCACACCTACATCATCACTAGGAGACACTGATTGTTGATCTAACTTCTTTTCTCCAACTATGCCTCTATCCTTACCTGCTTGAATAATTTCAATATCTGGGTTATATTTTCTAAATGCCTCTATTCTATCACTGCCTACAATTAATTTTACTTCTGAATAATTTAATTTTTTTAAATAGGATACTAAATCAACTGAGAAAGAGCCATGTCTATATGGCGATACTAATGTTCCCCGTATATCTCCTTTTGTTATTTTTTCCCATCCATATTCTCCTAACAAAAAATCAAATATATCTGGAGAGAAACCTTTATTAGATGGAAACATTTTTTGAAGATAATAAAGTCTGTCTGTAAGACTAACTGGATTTTTAAATTTATATTCTTGTTGGATTTTTTTAAAATCTATTTTAGATACATTTTTTAACCATTCATCTTCTCTCGATGGTTCTTTTGAACAAATAAAAACATACGCATGTCCATCATTATCTTGTGCCAATTGTAATGTTTTTTGTATTAATACAGCATGTCCTTTGTGTGGGGGTTGCCAACGTCCTACAGTTAAATAGGCAGTTTTTCCAGTACTATCTGATTTTCTCATTCTTGATTGCTGTTTTTGAGACTTATACGACATAATATATATTATTGAGATAAAAGTATTTTAAAATTAGATAAAATCATATTGTAATGAATATACCTTGGATAGAAAAATATAGACCAACTAGTTTTGATAATATTGTATTAGATCCTATAAATAGACAAATTTTCGAAAATATTATTTCACAAAATAATATACCAAACTTAATTTTTTATGGACCACCTGGTACAGGAAAAACTACAACAATCATTAATTTAATAAATAAGTATCAAGATAAATATAATCAAAAAAATAAAGGATTGATCATACACCTAAACGCCAGTGACGAACGAGGTATTGATGTTATTAGAAATCAAATTAACACTTTTGTAAATACCAAAACCCTTTTTACCACAGGAATAAAATTTATAATTTTAGATGAAGTAGATTATATGACTAAAAATGCACAACAAGCCTTAAAATATTTAATACAGCAATATAATGATAAAATCAGGTTTTGTTTAATCTGTAACTACATAAGTCGTCTTGATTATTCTTTACAAAATGAATTTATTCGATTACGTTTTTCCCAACTTCCCAAAAAAGAAATTTATGTATTTTTGAAAAATATCGTAAAAGAAGAAAAACTAAGTATTAGTCAAAAACAATTAGAATTTATTCAAAATAAATTTAGTTCTGACATAAGAAGTATGATTAATTTTTTACAATCAAACTATCAAAATATAGATAAAAACCTGAAAATATTATCTACTACATTTTTTGAAAATATTCATAAAAAATTATCAAAAAAAAAAAATATTTTAAAATATTTAAATCAAATATGCGAAAAACAAAATATAAGAAAAAAAGAAATAATTATTAGTTATATTTGTTTTCTACTTAAAAATAAAATTAATATCCTCACACATCATAACATCATAGCATTTAAATTTATTGTACATAATCAAAACTCTAATGAAGATTATTTGTTTAATTATTTAGGTGGGGAACTAGACAGAGTATATAATGTATTATAATATGATTTCATTCTATATTCTAGTTTATTACAAAAACGATTGGGGGATGTTTTTTTGGGATTAAATTGACCTCTCTTCAAGCAATATTCTTGTATAACAGATGAAATTTCAGTTGTTTGTTGTACAGATTTCTTAATGGGTTTAGACCCGTTGATATGCTTTTCACTATAAGAAAGCATTGTGATAATATATATATATGCATAATAAAATAATTTAATTATAAACCCATAATTATAAATTTAATTATATCAATACCTAAATTATAAATTAACAACAAATATAAAATTGAAAAGTAACTTAAAGAATGTTTAAGTTACTTTAAAAAGTATATATGTCAATAGATAATGAATGGTTGCATTTTAAAGATAATCAAAATTCCAATATAAAGAGTAAAGTTGAATTATCTCCGCCCAAAGAAAAAATTTCTCACATAAAAGTACCAGAATGTAGTGACATTTACATTTCTACACAAACCAAAATTGCATATTTAAATCAAAAAATAGACTTATATAAAGTGTTTTGGCTTCTCCCAGTTATTGATTATTTTTCTCCTAAAAACGGTATTATAAAAAAAAGTATTAAAACAAACAGTAATAGTCAAGAAGAAACCGATATACTTGATAAAATTGTATCGAAACAAAAAAATGTTTTTGTGACCAAGTTATCCTATATAAAAAATAGTAAAAAATTTAAAGATGTTAAAAAAATAGATATTGGGTTATGTGAAAAAGATATTGTTAGTTACCGAAAAAAGAAAAAGGGTGCCTTTTATAATTGCTTTGCACTTATTCTTAGAATATTTTATAGAGATCGATTTAGAGAAGTACATGTAAAAATATTTAATACTGGTAAATTAGAAATTCCAGGTATTCAATATGACGAACTTCTTACCGTAACACTTGATAATCTTATTACTATTATTCAACCATTTATTGATACAAAAGTGAGTTATAATGCTGATGACGTCGATACGGTTCTCATTAATTCTAATTTTACATGTAGATATTATTTGGATCGGTTTAAATTATTTCAAAAACTAAAATATGACTATAATATTCAGGCTTCTTATGATCCATGCTCTTATCCCGGTATACAATGTTTATTTTATTATAATTTAAAAAATAAAGAACACGATGGCATACACATGAAAGGAGATGAAGAAGAAGACGAAAAAAAAGGAAAAGACGGAAAAGACGGAAAAGACGGAAAAGACGGAAAAGACGGAAAAGAAGTAGTTAAAGATAAAAAATCTGGATGGAGAAAAATATCCTTTATGATTTTTAGAACAGGAAGTGTACTTGTTGTTGGGAATTGTAATAAATACATATTAAATGTTACATATGAATTTATTAAAAAAATTCTTAAAAAAGAATTTAATGATATATTTGTTAGTATTAATACTACTCAGAAAAAAAAACCTAGTAAAAAACTTAGAAAAAAAATTATAAAACTAGATATTGTTGATCCAGATATTGTTGAGCAGTCCTTAAATATTGAGTAGCCAATTTATAAACTTTAATGGGGTATAAGAGTTTAAAATATTATCAAAGTCTTTATCTATAAATTTTTTATCTATTTTTTCTATAGTTATATTATTTTTTGACGATAATGCTTTTTTTGTAAAAATGTTACAAATATTTAAATATTTACATTCATCGTTCATTTTTTTCGTTTTAATAGATTTAAAAAAATAAATGATTTTTTTACACACAATTATTTTATCATTTATTGATTTTTTTGATTTTATTATTTTATCTTTTACTTTCGATGACATCGCAATAATGTACATAATATAACTCATTTTTAAGTCACCCTTTATATTTTCATTATCATATACATATACTATAATTTCATTCATAATTTCAGAAAAACAATATAAATAATCTAATTTTTCTTTATTATTTTTTTGTAATGTAAACTGTGTTCTTTTTTCACTATTAATATCGAAAATAGTCTTTTTATAAATAAAAAGAGCAGCATCCTTTGAATTTAATTGCAAATAAGAATGATTTTCACTTCCTATCTGGCTAATAAATTCAATATAATATAAATATGATTTTTTACAATGATAAACAACTAAATCTAAATTATTTGTATATAATAATAGCACATTAAATATATGTTTTAAACAAGTCAATCCTCTTTTAATTATGAAAATATAATATGTATAATCTGATATTATAATATTTTCACCTGCATGATAGAGATATTCTTTTACAATATTAAAATATTGTAATAATATTTCAGATGGTTCATTTACCAAATTTATTTTATAATTATTTTCAGATAATAAATTATTTTCATCCATATATTTTATCTAATTATTATTTATTTATAGAGATAACTAAATTATATATAAAATAAAATATTTATAAAAAAAATTTAATATATTTATATAAAAAATTTAATATATGTATTGTTCGGATAAGTATTTAAAGATTTAAACAAAAATTTACGTATATTAATGTCTGAAGCGGCTCAAGAAAAATCATCAACAAATTATAGATTACCAAGTGGAACTACTTTGCAACATTGTGCTAAATTAGGGATTGTAGAAGATAAACCAATAATGTTTGATTACTGGACTGCAAGTTGTGATAAAGATGTTTTAATCGGTGTTCGAGAAGGCGGTGAAAAATTATTAGTAAAATCAGAAGAAGAGTACACTAGTCCAGTTTCAAAGATTTATAAAGTAGAAACTGAATATATTGTTATTACTGAAAATTCTATCTATGTTGTATCTGCAGATATCGCCACAAAGCGTATTTCTAGTTAAAATTCTGAACACATCCTAAATAAATTAAAATATTTCATATATTATCCACCTAAATGGTCATTTGTTTCATAAATTTATGTATCAGCACTTCACCTAATACATCTGTTTTTTCTATGTATTTAATTTGAGTTATATCAAATTCTATATTTTTACATGAACTATATTTAGAATGTTGTTTTACTAAACAACATGCACGTTTCAAAATATTTCTAGGTATTTTTTCATCCTTTTCATTTACAATAATACAGTGCCCACTAGGATGTTCTGAAATATGGACCCAATAATCATTTCCTGATGCTTTTGTTATTAACTGATCGTTTTCATTTTTATTTTTACCTAATCGCAACTCATAATTTTTAAATTGTTCTATAATCATAATTTATAAATTGTTCTATAATCGTAATTTATAAATAAATTTATAAATTATGTTCAATTTTATTTCAATATTATTTCAATATTATTCCAATATTATTCCAATATTATTCCAATATTATTCAAATTCATATGATCTATAATAAATCAGTCAATCCTTTTATTTGGTCGGATGTTAATTTTTCGGGAAAACTAATATGAAATTTAATAATTAGATTACCTTTTATTCCTTTTCTCTCCATACCCATTCCTCTGATTTCCTTTTGATAATTAGGCTTTATAATATTTTTATCTTCATTATTAATTGCAAATGTTTTATCATTTAAATATTTAAAATCAAATTTAAATCCAGTCAATGCTTCTTTTAATGAAATTGTTTTATTATACACCAAATTCAATCCTGATCTTATAAATACTGTATCATTTTCAACTGTAACAAAAATCTTAATATCTCCTTTATTTGTATCATTTATTACATTACCCTTATTAGATATTTGTAGTATTTCTCCACTGTCGATACCCTTTGGGACTTCCACATATATCTTTTCTTTCTCGAAAACCTTGAGATTATTTGTCATAATCCATCTTTCTATTTCAATAGGATAATTTATCCCATCAAATGATTCTTTGAGAGTTATATTTATTTTTTTGTTTATAACTGGTGGCTTTTGCCTTTCTGTAAATACAGGGCGACCATTCCTAAAAATACGAACATTTGGCATTCCACCATGCATTCCCCCATGCATTCCCCCATGCATTCCCCCCTGCATTGCCTCAGCCATTCCAGGAGGCATTCCTCCGTGCATCCCCCCTTGCATTCCAGGAAAACCACCGCTAAATATACTTGAAAATAAATCATTCATTCCGGGAGGCATTCCACCTCCTCTCATGAAATGATTTCCTTCAGAATTTCCCGTCATATCATAATTCCTCTTCTTTTGTGGATCTCCTAATACATCGTAAGCCTCGTTTATTTTTTTAAATAATTCAGCATCTCCATTTGGTCTATCTGGATGGTGTTTTAAAGACATCTTTCTATAACTTTTTTTTATATTGTCAGCGTTTGTTGATTTATCTATACCAAGTATACTATAATAATCCATTTATATTAACATATATATCTAAAAACTTAAACCGTTTTTCAACGTAAATATTATAAATAAGTTTTTAAACTTAAATATGTCTTCCAATTATTATATACCATGAATACACCCTATCTAAAAAAGTACCAACCCAAATTCTATAAAGATTTCATTATTGATAAAGAATATATAGAACTTTTAAATACAATGAAAAATATCGATAATCTTAATATACTACTAGTAGGAGATCCGGGTTGTGGAAAAACATCTCTTATTTATGCAAGTGTACGAGAATATTATAACCTAGAAAAAATACCATCACAAAATATTATGCTTATAAATAATCTAAAAGAACAAGGTATTCAGTATTATAGAACAGAAGTCAAGACTTTTTGCCAAACACCATCTTGCATTAGCGGTAAAAAAAAATTTATAATTATAGACGATATTGACAATATAAATGAACAAAGTCAACAAGTATTTCGGAATTGTATAGACAAATATAATCACAATGTACACTTTTTATGTTCATGTACTAATACGCAAAAGGTTATCGATAGTATACAATCAAGATGCGCTATTATTAAAATTAAACCAATTCAAAAATCCATATTAAAAACCATTTTCAAAAACATTAAAAAAAAAGAAGAATTAACAATAGATAAAAAAGCAGAAGAATTTGTATTACTCATTTGCAATAATTCTATTAGACTTTTAATTAACTATTTGGAAAAATTTAAACTTTTAAATGAACATATCAATCTAAAAAAAGCAACCACCATTTGTACAAACATAAGTTTTTATGAATTTGAAAACTATACTAATTCATGGTACAAAAATAAAGACATTGTTAGCGCATCAAAAACTATTTTAAATATACAGAAAAAAGGTTATTCTGTAATAGATATCTTCGATTCATATTTTAATTTTATAAAATTAAATGAATATATACCTGAAGAGCCTAAATTTAAAATTATCAAAATTATATTGAAATATATATCATTATTTTATACGTTACATGAAAATGAAATCGAACTCATTTTTTTTACACATGAGTTAATTCAAATTTTATAAGGGTTTTTTTGGGCTTTTTTGGGGCTTTTATATAAGTTTTTTGTTGGTTTATTAGCGAGTTATTATATAATTATTAATATAAATATATAATATACATGAGTCAGTTATTCCAACAAAAATATACTGATGTTCATTTTTATGAATTTTTAAATAAATATTGTAATATGGAAAACAATAAATTTATTTTCAATAAGGCATCGTTAAAGAGGGCAAAATTAGATGATGCAGTTGATCCGTTTTTAATAGAACTCAAAAAATTTTATTTTCCATCCAAACAATTTTATTTAGAAAGAGATCCTGTATATAAAAATATGGCAACCATTATTCGCCAAATTTGCAAATATTTACACATTGCATATACATCACGTATTAAATATTCTAAATCAAAATATGAAATTATATACATTATTTTCCCAAAGCAATAAGCAGATATTTAGAAATATCTGCATTTGCTTCAAGTAATTGTTTCTTATTGGATCGTAAAAACCATCCATACTTGCCCCGCTTTAGCATTTCAAGTCCCGGTAAACATATACAATATAATGAGCATAAACAAACATTTACATGTGATTCTTGTAACCAATCATCTACTAAAATAACTTCATCATCCTTATTTTTTACACCTAGAGATTTTCCGCAAATTAAATTACATTTATTATCCTTTACTAAACCATACAAAAATTTATCAACTGTGCCTTCTATTTGTGAAGAATTTGTATTGTCAGTTGAAATAATCATTTCCATATATTGTAAATATTCCTTCATAGATGTACTTCCTTTTTTACATCCCATAAATTTATGGGATGGGAAAAATCTACTATATGCACTTGTAATATTTCTGTTGACAAATTCACCTACAAACATATCGCTAGATTGTGTCTTTGAGTTATATAAACCAATTAAATCTTTTAATACAACAGTTGTATTTGGAATAACCATCCCACCATACTCATGTAATAAATTTGCAAATGCTAAATTTCTTACATTTTCTTTTATAGGATTAGACAATTCGTTAACATTAATTGCCCAATTTTTCAAAAGTTTACCAAAACTATCATCATCAATTATACAGACATTAAAACTCTTACCACAGTATTTGATAATAGATTCTATACATAAATAAATGTATGGTTGGTTAATATTCTTCGTATTTCTAGAATAATAACTTTGCCAACTTCTTGCGTTAATATTGTGAGTATTATGAATCCATAATATTGGTTTTTTAACAAAGCCATCGGTTTCATTTAATAAGTATTTTCTTACTAAACTATATTTGTCTAGTTCTTCGTCGCCCCAATATTTTTTTTTATATCTATCGAAAAGAATACCTAATGTTGTTAATATTATAAAAATTACTCCTGTTCTGATAATGTTCATCTATATATATATAATTAAATAAATTATTATAAATTTGTTTAATTATTTGCACTAAGTTTAATTATTTTCAAGGTGCATTAAATTTGACCACCATTTTTTATTGGATTTATCCACTTCTTCATCACGTTTCAATATATTAAATACTCGACTTGTCGTCTGTTTTTCATTCATATATTTTCTCTCCGTCATTAATTTTTTGGACTGATCCAGTGATATCATCGATGGATTGGTTGTTTCCCTATATCGCTTATAATCCTCTACATCTGCAAATTTCTTTTTATTCTCAAAATCTTTATGCGTTACAGGCACAACAGTAACAGTATGGGCTTGTTTCAAATCTTGGAATTGCAAAGTGCTAAACATTGAACAATCATAATTATCTACTTTTTCACGGCTCAAATTATACCCGCCATTTGACCCTTCTTCATGTATATCCTTATGTACTACTAATGCTTTGACGCTTTCCTTTTTCTTTTCAAAAAATGAATTCATATCTCTCTTATTATGAATTTTTTCTGTTTCCATATTCTCATCCGACTTAAACCATGAACCATATCCTTCATCATTTTCCTCATCACGCACTTTTACCTTATCAAACATATCATTAAACCATTCATTAAATTCTTTAGACGATTTACCATTAAGTTTTTTATATAACAACGTCTCTCTTTGTTTTTCATTTAAATTTTCTTCTAAATTTTCATACTCATACTCTTTATGTGTATCTAAATCCTGCCTTTTTATTCTAAAATTATATATTGTTTCACACATTTTATATGCCTTTAAAAAAAATAAAAAAACTGTTTTATCTAAACCACTTTTGTCAGGATGTGTTTTTAATGCTACCTTTTTAGCCTTTTTTAAATCATCTTCATCAAAATTATAATTCAAATTAAACAACGACAATAAGTCTTCTAAAGAATAATTATTAATATTTAAATCAAATCCATCCATATTTATATATTTTAAGTCTTTATTTAAGTTTTTATTTACTTTTTTATTTCATTTTTTATTTACCATTTTAATCTAAATTATATATAAGTATGTCATATCAACCTTTAAGTAAATTAATTTCACAGGCGCCCACTACAAAAGAACTCCATATAACTACTGATAATTGGCCAGAGGAGAGAAAAAAACTTACAGAAATTATAAGAGATCCTCAAAATCCCGATTTTAATTGGTGGTTTTGGTGCGGTATTTCAAATAAACAGGGATTATTAGATCTAGTTGATGATTATAAACAAATTTCTAGTTCATTATTGCATTTTAAAGACATGAAAGATGTTGAAATTAATGAATGGTTTAAAGATAAAATAAAAAACCGAGTTCACAGACATCTGATGTCTAAATCTATTGACCAGATTAATAACGATTCGAAAAGAATGTATACTTATTTTACAGATTTTTTCAAAAATATAGATGTAATAAAACGAATTTTATATACAATATTTTCACAAAGATATGTTTTAATAGAGGGATATAGTCAAACGGACATGTATACTTTAATACTCGTAACACAAATGATCGAATTTATTACAACTCAACAACTTGATATATATAACACAAAATTAAATACATCAATCCTAAAGGAAGTATTGGTATACTCCATATTAACTAAATTACTGGATTTGAAAATATCATCATTATACGTTCTAGAAAAAAAAATTAAAATTAATGAAATTAGTATAGATTTATTAAAAGATAAAAATAAATCTTTTTTATTGGAGGATTTTTTCAAATTTTTATTTAGCACTTTGTTTCTAAAATTTTTAGACGACAAAGGTGTTAAAACTGAAATTTTATCACATCCTGAAAAAAAACAAATCTTTTCAAGCATGTGTGAACAATGCAGAGGAATGTTATGGGCCCCTCATCCATTTATAGATGCTGATTTAAATAAAAATAAAAAAAATAAAAAAGAATTTCTTACAATAATTGGACAAACACTGATAGACAATGATATAATTACATATATGATTTATATTATTGCTTTTTGGTGCAAATATTTCAAAAAAAAACATATAACAAATTTACCACAACCTGTTGATCCCAATAAACACCCATTTTTACAAGATGTATTTTATATAATTGACGGTAAAAAAATAAATCATGAAATTTTTCAGAATACCATTCCTCGTAGTAAAGTAGCCGAAATTAGAGGATGGTTACTTAAAAATTTAAGAAATTTAGACGGAAGTAGATATAAACGACTTGATTCTATGATTGCTATTGCTAAAAAAAAACAAACAACAAAAAAATATAAAAATCGTGCACCTATATTATTTCGTTATCCCAGCAATTTATTGCATAAGGGCAGTAAAGGTGGAAGAAGAGTAAAAAAAACCATCAAACGTCGACGTCGTAATGGTAGAAAAACACTTAAAAAATAACTCACATGATACTCATATGATACTCACATGATAAGTCACCACATTAATTTAATATATATAAAGACGTAATGACATTTATATATAATATGC